CGTTGGTGGACATCGCCGGGACCACCTGCTGGATTGACAACAGCAAACTGGAGCGGTTCGTTCCGCTTGCACCTGGAACCAAGGTGACCGTCACCGGGCCCGCTTGGGTCGCTGGCTACAACATCGAATCCAACACCTACACGATTCAGACTCCGACCCACGAGTTCGTCGTTCCAGGCACACAGGTAGCACTGGATGTGACCGATGATGATGATGGCGAGAAGGAAGAGTAACCGTGGGTACCTTGAGGAGTCCCATCTCATCGCCCACGAACCCTGCCCTGCCTGTCGAGAGCGGGGCGGGGACACCTCTGGTGACAACCTCGCCCGATACTCTGACGGCCACGGCTATTGCCATGCCTGTGGGTACTATGAGCACGGAGATGGCTCCTCCCGTTCAGCGAGGCCCAGCCGAGCCACAGCGACCACTGACCCGGAGAGGAAGCGAACCATGAGTGAACTGAATCTAACTGGTGAAGTCATGGCTCTCCGTACCCGTGGCATCACCGAGGAAACCTGTGCCAAGTTTAGTTACACCGTAGGCAAACACAATGGGAAGTGGGTGCAGATCGCCCCGTACCATGATGATCATGGGCGGCTCTGTGCCCAGCACATCCGCTTTGAGAACAAGGACTTCATCTGGTTGGGAGATGCCAAGAAGGCTCTGCTGTTTGGTCAGCAGCTCTGGCCTCATGGTGGTAAGCGTGTCGTCGTGACCGAGGGTGAGATCGATGCCATGACCATCAGCCAGCTCCAGGGAAACAAGTGGCCGGTGGTGTCCATCTGGTCCGGTGCTGGTGGTGCAGTCAAGGCCATCAAGCGCAGCCTGGAATGGTTGGAGTCCTTCAACGAGGTGATCTTCTGCTTCGACATGGACGAGCCTGGTCAGGAAGCTGCCCTGGAATGTGCGGCCATCCTGTCCCCAGGCAAAGCCAAGATCGCCAAGCTCCCCTGTAAGGACGCCAATGAGTGCCTCCTCCAGGGGAAGTCCAAGGAACTCCTCTCTGCCCTGTGGGATGCCAAGGTCTATCGGCCTGATGGTATCATCAGTGGCAAGGAGCTGTGGGATAAGGTCCGGGTAAGACCAACTGAAGGTATGTCCATCCCGTACCCGCAGCTCAACGAGAAGATCATGGGCGTGAGACCTGGGGAACTCTACCTGTTCACGGCTGGGTCCGGAATAGGGAAGAGCACCTTGGTCAACGAGATAGCCTATCACCTGAAGATGGAACATGGACAAACACTTGGCATCATGGCCCTGGAGGAGTCCGTAGCCAGGAACGCTCTGCGCTACATCGGGATCTACCTCAATCGTCCTGTCCACCTGCCTCATGTCTACGACGCTGTACCTGAAGGTGAGATGAAAGCCGCCTTCGATGCCGTTGTTGGGGATGATCGCTGGTACATCTACGACCACTTCGGCAGCACCGAGGTCGAGTGCTTGATCTCCAAGATCCGCTACATGGTGGTGGGCCTGGGAGTGAAAGTCCTGGTCCTCGATCATATCTCGATCATCGTGTCCGGTCTGGACGAGATCGCAGAGTCCGAGCGCAAGTCCATCGATAGACTGATGACGGCCCTGCGGTCCCTGATCCAGGAGACCGGCGTGACGGTGCTTGCCGTTGTCCATCTCAAACGTCCTGACAAAGGCAAGTCCTACAACGAAGGACGTCAGGTGAGCCTCACGGATCTCCGTGGTTCCGGCTCCCTTGAGCAACTCTCTGACGTGGTCATCGCCCTGGAGCGAAACCAGCAGGGAGAAGATCCGAACAAGGCTGACATCCGCATCCTGAAGAACCGGCCCGTGGGCCTCACTGGCCCTGCCGGTCAGGTGCGGTACTACCCCGAAACAGGAAGACTCCTGCATTGGCAGGAAGAGGAGGAAGCAACGACCTTTGGCTTCGCCACCACCACCACCACCAACCCTGAAGAACAGGAGGAGGAGGCGAAGTATGGCTTCTAAGCGTGAACTGTACCGGGACTACTGGTCCTGGATACCCAAGGCCCTGGACGATCCCCCGGCCCTGGTCTTCGACATTGAAACCAACGGCCTCTACTGGGACGCGACTCTCGTCCACTCCATCGTCATCATCAACTCCGCAACAGGTGAGATGTTCTCTGCCAGTAGCCAGAACGGTAAGCTGGCTGAGGCTCTCACCATGCTGGAGTCCCATCCCCTGATAGTAGGTCACAACGTCCTGGGTTACGACATCCCGGTCCTGCGGAAGCTCTATCCAAACTGGAGACCACGTGGCCATGTGTTCGACACCCTGAACGCAGCCCGTCTGATCTACACCAACATCAAAGACCTGGACTTCAGGCGCAAAGATGGCTTCCCTAAGAAGCTCATCGGCCAGCACAAGCTGGAAGCCTGGGGCCATCGGTTGGGAGTCCTGAAGGGAGACTTCGGGTATACCACCGATTGGGCATCCTGGTCACCGGAGATGCAGGAATACTGTGAACAGGACGTCAGGGTGTGCCTCAAGCTCTACGAGCATATCCTGTCCCTTGGATATTCCCCGGAGGCTCTGGCCTTGGAGATGGAATTCCAGAAGGTGATCACCGAGCAGGAGATCACAGGGATACCATTCGATGTGAAGGCTGCCGAGCAGCTCTACGTCGAGCTGGCTGCAAAGCGGGAGGAGCTTATCACCAAGCTGAAGGAGATCTTCCCTCCAAAACGTGTAGAGTCCGTCTTCATCCCCAAAACGAACAACAAGACCAGAGGCTATGTCAAAGGCGTACCTTTCACGAAGGTGAAGTACGTAGAGTTCAACCCCGGCAGCCGTCAGATGATAGCCGAGCGGCTGATCGAGAAGTACCAATGGGAACCATCCGAGTTCACCGCCACGGGTGAGCCAACCATCAATGATGAAGTCCTCCAGTCCCTGCCTTGGCCTGAAGCCAAGATGCTGCTGGAGTACTTCGACCTATCCAAAATTATAGGGATGCTGGCCGAAGGTAAGGCTGGCTGGCTCAAGCTCGTTACCAAGGAAGGGCGCATCCACGGCTCCGTCATCACCAATGGGGCGGTGACCGGACGATGCACTCACAACTCCCCGAACCTCGCCCAGATCCCCCGGAAGGGAGACCTTGGGCGCAAGTGCCGTAGTCTCTTCAAGGCACCTGATGGTTGGGTTATGGTCGGAGCTGACGCTTCCGGCTTGGAGCTGCGGATGTTCGGGCACTACCTTGCCCGATACGATGGTGGGAAGTACATCGAGGTGATTCTCAATGGTGACATCCACACGCACAACCAGGAGGCAGCTGGGCTACCTACAAGGGATGCCGCAAAAACCTTCGTTTATGCTCTGCTCTACGGAGCCGGTGATGTGAAGTTAGGCTCCATCCTTGCGCCCACTGCTAACCCTGGAACCCAAGCCAAGAAGGGCAAGCTCCTTCGCAACAAGTTCATGAAGGCCATCCCCGCTTACAAGCGGCTGACCGAGACCATCAAGCAGGTCCTCACCGAGAAGGGCCCGGACGGGAAACCGAAACGGAAATACCTGATCGGCATCGATGGACGTAAGCTGCACATCCGCTCCAACCACGCCGCATTGAACACGCTCCTCCAGTCTGCCGGTGCTGTGCTGATGAAGCTGGCTACCGTCATCTTCCACTGGGAAGCGGAGAAGGCAGGGCTGGTCCTGGGCAAGGACTACGTCCAGATCGCCCACGTTCACGACGAGGCCCAGTTCTTGGCACGTCCTGAACACGCCGAGACCGTCGGTAAACTGTTCGTCCGTTCCATCGAACTGGCCGGTAAACACTTCGGGTTCGTCTGCCCGACTACCGGTGAATATAAGATAGGACCAGATTGGTCTGCAACACATTAACATCAACACATCAAAAGGAGAATTGTCATGTCCACAAATACCCCCGCTATCGTCCGTCATGAAGAAGTCAACGTCTGTGGCTCCACCATCCTGGCTGTCGTCACCCAGGACAACAAGTGCTACTTCTCGCCCCGTCATGTCTGTGATGCCTTGGGTATCGACTGGGCAACTCAGTTCAGAAAGATCAAGGAAGATCAGGTTCTTGGATCCTCCGTTGTTGAAATGACAACGCAGCTCCCCGGCTCCATCCAGAGCCGAATATACACCATGCTCCCCATCGAGTTCCTTTCCGGCTGGCTCTTCACGATCAAGAAGGTACGTCCTGAACTCCAGGCCAAGCTGAACCTCTACCGCGCTGAAGCCTACCATGCGCTGGACGCTTGGTTCCGTCAGGGACTGCGGTCCAATCCCACGGTGCAGGAAGTGCTGAGTCTTCCCGACTTCACCAACCCCGCTGAAGCTGCCCGTGCCTGGGCCGACCAGTACGAGAAGCGTCAGGCCCTGGAAGCCGAGAACGCCAAGCTGGCTCCCAAGGCCCATGTTTATGACGCCGTGGTCGCTGACAAGATGATGAAGGTCCATGAGTTCGCCCGGAGCCTTCATGGAGTGAACACCGTGCAGACCAAGCGGGATCTCATGAGGGCCGGGTATCTCCATCGTGAGTGGGGAGACTACCGTGTCCGTACCCAGTATCGTGACAAGCTCTTCGTGGAGAAGCTCGATCCGTACTACGGCAATGTGGACATCTACGTCACCGACGAAGGTAAGAAGGTCATGACCAAACTCTACAACGAAGGTTGTCTGACCATGAAGGCAGGGTTCTAACATGCAAGTCCATATCCTTGAAGAAGCCGGTCTCAAAGAAGCTCTCTTCGGCTTGGGGCTGTCCTTTGGCCTGACC